TTATGCGGAATAAGGATGCTCGTCAAAAGGGACAGTAAGGATTTTTCTATCATTACTTCCCCAATTAAAAGTTCTTTGATCTTGAGCTAGTTTTAAAATACCAGCTTCAACCGCTCTTATACCCATATTTCTCACTTCGATGTTTTCATCATTTGCGAGATCTAAGAATAATTGTGGGTTGTTCTTAGCAAAGATAAGTCCATCACGTTTAAGTTCCTTAGATTTCATCTGAGATACCTTAGAACCGACTTCTGTTCTTATTATTGCTTCCAATTGATCAACTTCCATATTTGAAGCCGCTTGTAACGCTTCAAGTTCTATATTTAATATATCTAATTCTGATGCAGCTTGTATTTCAGGATCATTTTCCTTAAAAAGCTTGTTTCTATCAGGGTGATATAATGATAGTAATTTTTGTAAAGTTGTTTCATTCCTAGGAACAAACAAAATACCATCTCTAAATATAATATGACCTAATCTTTGTGGACCTTTAAATTCGTCAACAAAAGGAGATTTTTGATTTTTACAATATTTCATCTCTCTTTCATATCCTTTTTCTTCATCAAACCAATAAATTCCTCTTGATTTCATGATATATACAATAGGTTTTGCACTTCCAATAAGTTCATATAACCTATCTTTTATCTCCCATACGGGAGTTGAAGTAGTTTTTTTAACCACCTCTTGTTTTACTTGTGGTTTTTCAGCCACTTCTTTTTTTGTTTTTGCCATGATATAATATAATTAAAAAGTTATTAAAAAATAAAGGTGAAGGGTGCCGAAGCACCCGTCATCTTTAAGTAATTTATTCTATCTGAATAATACGAAATTATTCGCGCCTTGTGTTACAAGACATCTTTCAGATAAATAATGAACTTCCATTGCATCTAATGAAGAAGTAGCTGCTCCCACAGATCCAGTGATCCATGATTTTAGCTTTCTATCATCAGCTTCAGAAGCTCTGTATCTTACATGTAAGAAAGGTCTTTTGACGTTTCTACCTAATGCTTGATCATATACTGAACTTGTTCCAGCAGGAACTAAAACTCCAGCAACTTTACCAACAGTAGCTGTGCTGTTAACTAATCCTCTAGTAGACTTATTATTTAAGTATTTCCAGTCAGTTTTATAGAAGTCATAAGAACCTCTTCTAAATCCATTGAAACCTAAATTTAAAGCCATGTCTTCTGAGTTATTAAAAACTCCATAAGAAGAACCACCAGAGTAGTGATTATTTACATCAGCCAACATGTTATCTTGCGCGATATTAGAAGATCTATCTAAGAACATCATATTCTCTTCAATTGCTCCTTGTTTATCTAGCTCGCCGATTAGCGTATCGAAATCCGCTAAATCATCACCAGCTGCATCAAACATATTTGTTGCGATCATACCTCTGTTTTCGACAGCTTGGAAAAGACCTTCAGTACCGGTACCGCCAACGCCAGATGTTCCAGCTTTGTCTATACCCTCTACTACGGACATTTCTAAATAATCGTCGAATCGTTTTCTAGTATCACCTTCTGCTTTTAGATACCATAAGTATCCATTTTGACCTGCTTCACCAGATACTTCAACCCAACCAATTTGAGCTGCGTCAGATCCACTAACAACATACTTATCTTTAATTATAATAGGTTTGTTGTTAAAAGATTTGAATTCTGGATTAACAGATTCTTCAATTGCACTAGTTCCTTTTCCAAAATCAGAACCAATAACATAAACTCTCGTTACAGCAGCAGCAGCTACAGCAACATTAGCTAGATCATCAAAATGCTCTGCACCATAAGGTCTTAGAGTAAATTGAGTGGTACTAGTTTCAATACCAGCTGTACATTGTGCTTTTGTAACCACAACGTCACTACCAGTTGTTATTTGAACAACACAAACTGCGTCTTTTCTAACCGCGTGAGCAATGTCAGAACCAGACTCATTGTCTATGTCTTTTGGATTTGAACAAACACCTGTAGCAGTAGCACACACAACTTTATAAGCTAAGTGTAATCTACCTTGTTCAGACCAAACTATTTGATCAGAAGCCATAGGCATCTCTGCGCCAACCATACGTAAGAATCCACCGATCGATCTGTCTCCATATCTTTCAATTTCAGCTTCGTATAATTCAGGCAGATATTGTTGCGCCCAACCCTGGTTAGCAGTACTAGCTAGATCTAAATAAGATCCAGTTGTAACCTGCTTAATAGCGTTCGGCGTGACGAGACCTGAGGTCCCTATCGTTATACTTGTTGTACTCATTTTTGTTTAATTTTAAAATGTTAATTAATAGTTTTTAAGCTTAAATTTCAGTTTCGAACTATCGTCGCCACTAATAACCTTATATTTACTACCTTGAGTTTCAACAACACCACTACCAGTTTTTCTAGGATCCATGTTTATATTTTTGGCGTCACTAGTCACCTGTTTAATAGCGTCGGCTTTACCCTGTTCGTAAAAATGGTTAGCAATAGCATCAGCGTTTGATGCGGCAAATATAGTTTTATGGTACTCACTAGCATCAGTTATGAATTGATTTTTGTCTAAAAATTTATTAAACATATTCATAACATCACTTTGAGTTTCCTTAACCATAGCAGCATCTTTAACATTGTATCGATATTTTTTGTCCCCAACTTTAAAATCAAAACCTTTGAATTTATCATTAAACACTTTATCAGTTTCTTTGTTAAAATGTGCCTTGCTTTTTACAGCCAGTTCATTTCTCTGCTCTTGCTCTTCATTATAACGATTAAAAAACTCAACTGCCTTTTGTTGTTCTGGAAGCAACTTAGAACCCAACTTGACTTCTTCGTAGTATTTTCCTTTCAGACCTTCTAAATGGTTTCGAGCTTCTGCAACCGCCTCTTTATAAGCAAGCTGTTTTCGCTTAACATCCTTTGGGTCATCTATGTCTTTATCAACACTAAAATTATCTTCAATCATGAAGCTAATTTCGTCTTGAGACAAATGACCTTTCGTTTGTTGATAATAACTTCTTAATAAGTCGCTATCTTCAACTTTTGAATAATCCGCATTGAGGCGAACGTATTCCTCTAGCGTTCCACCAGTCTCGTTCATAAACTTCACGAGTTTTTCAACATTTTCTGGTAGCTCCATTCCTGGAGTTGTTTCTTTAGTATTTTCTAAAACGGGTTCTTTAGTTTTTTCTTTAACTGGTTTGTCATCAGTTGTTTCTTCTGAATCCGTGATCTCTTCAAGAACAGGTGAGTCTACTTTTTCTTCGACTTTCTCTTCTTTGTTTTCTTTTTTATCGGAGACTTTACTTTCGTCCCCTTTGGATAATGTTTTCCCGGCATCTTTTTCTGTTTTAGGGGTTTCACTTAAATTAACCTTATAGGAACCATCTTCTTGCAAAGCAGATTCTTTTTTAGGTTTCTCTTCTTTTACTGTAGGTTGTTCAGATACTTTCATATCTCCACCTTCACTCATAATTTCGGTATTATCTACCTCTTGTTGTTTTTCATTTTTCATAACATAATATAATTAAATAATTAAAAAATTTCTTTTATTGTGGTTCAAATTGTTCAAGACCAAATCCTTCTAAATTATCAAATCCTGCAGATTCAAAGTTTTTAGCTGGAGCGTCTGTATTCCTTTGTTCTATTAATTCAGATTGTTGAGATGCTTGAATTCTAGTTCGTTCATCTTTACGATCTTCTTTATTATCTTCTTTGTTTTTATTTACTCGTAAATCCGCTTCTTTAAGACGCATATTTAACATAAACTCACGTTCCATTAATTGCATTTTAATTTGGGCTTCTCTTTGCATTTTTTCAATATCAAAACCTTTTTGTGCTTCAGCAATTGAAATTTTACTCTGTGCTGTAGCTTGTTCTTTTTGCATTTCTGCGGCAGCAGCTGCTTGAGCCGCTTCAGCATTAGATTTAGTTTGAGCTTGAATATTCTCCATTTGTATTTGCCTATCCATCTCTTGTTTCTTACGTCTACGTATTTTTAACAATTGATTTGCTAGTTTTAAATTTTTAACTTCTCTAATATCAATAGCATCTTCTAAAAATATTGAATCTTTTTGAAGAGCCATTTGAATATTATTTTCAAGTAGTTGTTTTTCTTCTTCATCTGGCATTAAATCTAAAAATATACCAAAATCATGTAAATGTAATTCTTTAATTTCTGC